CAACTACCATCTATGCTCGTCTGATCCAGCACCTGTTGGATGAAGTTCCTATCCTAGGCATGGCACACATCACAGGTGGAGGACTGCCTGAGAACCTCCCACGATGCCTTCCACAAGGATTGAGAGTTGATGTTGATTATAATTCTTGGGAAAGACCAGAACTATTCAATAAAATTCAACAGGCAGGAGACATTGCTGAGGATGAGATGAGAAATGTATTCAATCTTGGTATTGGATTCTGTTTGGTTGTGCCCCGAGAAGTGGCAACATTAACACAGACTCTCATTGCTGATACACCATTTGGTATGAGATCATGGATTATTGGAGAAGTTAAATGAAAATGTGGGAGACAAAATGCTCTGGGTGTGGTAAAATGACACCAGCAAATGAGTGTCCTCAATTGAGGATGGTCCCTCTTTGCAAACCCTGCTGGTTAGAAAAAACTAAATCAAAAGTATGGCATCACAAAAATTAGAAATGACAATTGCAGAAGTTACTGCAGCGTATCCGCAATTTTTTACTGATAGACTCAACTATGAAAATAGAGTAATGTTGGATTCTTTACAATGGAGAGTTGATAATCCAACTGCTACTAACTTATCTGTTCGCAAGGATAGTATTCTAGAATATTTTCCTTACCTGGATAAAGAAGCAGTGCGAACAGTTCAATCTGCATTTCGTGCTAAATTCTATGATAACAAAGAGAGCACAACTTATTCTAAATATTGGAATGAACCAGCACTCGCTAAAGTTTTTTCTAGTTTAGATAAAACTAACGCAGCTCTACAAAGAATTCTTATTGATTGTGAAGGTCCTGATGGTACTTTAACTGCTCGCAACGGATTTATTCCTGCAGACATCACCAATTTAATTTCTCTTGAATATAATGGTCTTGTTTTTGGTGGTAGATTAAAATCAGAAGCACATTTTTACGCTGTAATCGAAGTAATTAAAAACTTTTAATATTAAAAACAATGGCACTATCTGACTCAGTTCAAAACTCACTTATTGAAGCAGAATCATCACTACGTAATGCTCTAGCATATGCTGCTAGACAAGAACGTCCTATCGTTTGCACACAGATTGCTAAGTTGATTAGTGATGTTGAAAGCATTGGTTCTTTTGATGAACTTCTTGATACACTTGACAATACCTTAAATGAAAAAAATTAAGATTACGTCTATCTAGATAACAAAATTGTGATTACTTATGGATGATTTCAACACACCAGGATCCAATAAAAGTTGGATGGATGAAGGGTTTAAGAAATATATTGTTGAATGGCAACTTGAAAATGTTCGTAGTGTGTTAGGTGGAGAACTGAAACACTACATCTGTACTGATAAAACAACAACTCATGAAAAAATTGTAATTGAATATAACCATAGCAAAAAATGAAAACAGCAACCATTTATAGCGACGGAAGTCAAGAGTGTGAAAGAATGGCATCATTACTCAGATCTCTTCATGGTGAATTTTTAGAATATAATCTAGGACAACATTTTACTCAAAAAGCATTTGAGGATGAGTTTGGACTAGATGCAACATATCCACAAGTTTCTATTGGATATACTCATATTGGATCACTCAAGGAAACCTTGCAGTATCTTGCACAATGCGGTATGATTAAATAATCTTTCATATTTACATAAATATTTGTAAGTAACAAAGAGTAATACCATGGAGTTTACGCTTTCCCAAAGGTATGTGTTTTTAGAGGGAAGTGTCGTGAGAATGTATTTCATTCAAGGTGTACCTTATACTTTTGACGAACTACCAATCCCAATTCAGGAACATCCTTCTATTCAAACTGAAGCACTTGGTGATTGTGACTGGGATATGGATATGTTATATAAAGCATCGTCTTACTTGGCGGAAGAAGAATGTCATCCATTGATGTTTGAACTTGAAGTAGATAATTTAGAACTTTTACCAAAAGATGATTGATAAATTTGAACAATGGTTTGAAGGGACGTTTGATAATAAAATTCAGGCGTTCACCAATCCATCTAAGTATGCATATATTGTTGTAAAACATGTAAAAGTTGCTAATCGTTTATTTTACGGCGAGCAAGCGTATTTTAATAAACTTAAGACACCATATCGCCAATTCTGCTTGCAACTAGAAGAAAACGGCAATACTATAATTGTTCGTAATTTTGACTTGCATGATAAAAAGAGATACCTCGGATTTGTCAATCTACAGGAATTGAGAGATTTGAACTTGACACATCGTTCTGGATGCGATACAATATTTACATATTACAGCGATGTAATTGGTGAAAAAATTACAGACAGATTCGTCGGTCAGATTGAACCTGGTTGTGGATGTAAAGTTGACTGGGCAGGTAGAGATACTTATTTGGTCAATAACGCAATTCTTACCAATTCATGCTATAATGTAGAAGATAAAGGTCATGACCCTAAGACTCATGAGCATGTTTGGGGGTCAAAACATGGACACTTTAATTTTATCAAAAAACTATGAAAAGTGAATTTATTTTTTATGATAAAGTGTTCACTGCCAAAGAATTAAATACAAAACACTGGAAAGGACATTATACTAATGGATCTGAAGGTGATCGTGAAGTTCTTTGTATTGACGTTTATCCAGACCCTGAAAAACTACTAGAGGCATATCTACGTAGTTTGCATACCTCTTATGTTAGAGTCCTGAGCGATTATTTTGACGATGGTTACACAATTGACGCTAAACTGAGCAGATATCGTGAAGGAGACTCATATGGATGGCATACAGATGATCAAATAACCCATCCTAGTGGTCCTAAGAAGTGGAAAAGAATTATTTCTTCGATCACTTATCTTAATGATCAATTTGAAGGAGGAGAAACCGAATTTCTTGGTTATCGAATAAAACCAATTAGAGGTAAATCACTTGTTTTTCCTTCTAATTGGAACTTTCCTCATTGTGGTCATCCTGTGACCAAAGGCATAAAAGAGATTCTAGTAATGCATTATTGGGTCTGATGCCCTTATAGCTCAGTGGTAGAGCAACGCTTTTGTAAAGCGTAGGTCGTTGGTTCAAATCCGACTGAGGGCTTTGGAGATTTCAATAAAGGACGCGACGTTAGTCATTTCCCTAAGTCATCTCCATTAAGGGGGAGTACATAAAGATCTTCCCTTATGTGGAAGCGCCCCCACGTTCCTCTTTAGCTCAGCGGTAGAGCGAACGACTGTTAATCGTTTGGTCCCTGGTTCGATCCCAGGAAGGGGAGTTATGATTAAATATGCAGATATGATTGTCCAATATGACAATCTAATTAAAGAAGAAACAATTGACAACTGGTTATGTCTTTCAAAGAAAATCTTTGACAATAAAGAACCAGAGTCAGGTAAAACTCATGGTAGAAATAACCATGGGTTTATGTTGTCGAGATACAGACAAGAACCTTTAGTTCATCTATTGGGTACAGAAGTTCATGATGTTGGATTCCAATTCTTAACAAGATATGGTAAAGATGTGCCTTTAATTGGGTACAATTTAATTAATGATCAACCTGTTCAGGCAAGTTTTTACTACAGAAGATATGGTGTAGGTGATAGTTACCAATGGCATGTTGATAAAACACATAAACCAAATGTACAACTAGTTATTTCTATCCTCATATACTTAAATGATGACTTTGATGGTGGACACACAAAATTCTTGATAGACAAATTAAAGATAAAACCAAAAAAAGGTAGTGTTCTTATGTTTCCGTGTGGACCCCACTACATTCATAAATCATCTGTTATAACTTCTGGCAACAAACATGTTCTCTGGAATTGCTTTTCTCAATTAAAATACGATCCACCTCGTCCCCCTGTATAAATAAATCAAGAGAAAACGACCATTAGGGCTTGGGTAATTATGCCTTTAACTAGACTTGATAACCTGTATTCAAGTAAAACTGGAAAATACCTTTACGTATCACCAGATGACTTCAATGCTACTGACGAACTGAATAATAGAGGTAATTCGCCTTTACGTCCATTTAAGACAATCCAGAGAGCATTTATCGAGGTTTCTCGTTATTCGTACCTTCCTGGTGCAAATAACGATAGATTTGACCAGTTCAGCATTATGCTGATGCCTGGTAACCACTATATTGATAACCGCCCTGGTCTAGTTAGTGAAACTGCAGTAGAAGCGCGTTATTTTGATGCTGGAAATCTTCTTCAAGCAAATCGTCAAGAAGTAATTGATAGATCTGTAGCAGAGATTGCTGTTAATCACCCAGATTTCTATATTCCTGGTGATGTACAGACTGGTGAATGGTCACGCTATAAGGATGCATATCGTCTGATTCAACAGAACAGAGAACACGTTATTGATCGTGCTGTTGCTGAAATCCCTAATCAATTTGATGATTTTTATTACCCAGGAGATGCTCAGTCTGGTACATGGTCTCGTTATAAGGACGCATTTCGTCTAATCACAAGAAACAGAGATCTGATCGCACAGGATGCGTTTGATCACATGGATTCGGTGAATCCTCCTTCACCTCTACCTCCTGGATATGCTTCTGGTAGTTGCGTTCGTGACATCGGATTCATGATCGATTCGATCGCTCTCGATGTTCATCAGGCAGGTGGTAACAAGTATACAAGAAAGTACATCTCAAGATATTTCAACAGACAGGGAACTGATTGGGTAGATGGTGGTCTTCGTGGCGAAGAGTCTTCATCCCTTACTGCATTCTCTAAAGCAGTTGAGTTGATGAAACTCGCTATCACTAACAACTATACTTCTGCATCTGCTCCTGGCACTGAGTATCAGGATCTAAGTGTTAGTGGTGATGTAACTCCTGGAAGTTCTCCGCCGCCACTAGCAACTCCTGGTGATACAACTAATAATACTAATGTAAATTCTTGTTCTGATGTTCAGAGCATGATTGATAACCTTTATGGTGTCATTGATTCTATTTTCAATGACTCCGATTTGGCGGCAAACAACGGACAATTCAACCTTGCTGGTGTTCTCCCTGCTGAAACACTTTCTGATAACATCACCGATGGTGAAATTAAGTGTAAGCGCGATGTTAGTTTCTATGTTGATGCTATTGCTTTGGACATCCACCTAGGTGGTGGTAATGTCTACACTCGTAAACTAGCACAGAACTACTTTGACGAGACTGGAAACAACTGGGTA